TCCTCGACCACGTAGCATTCGTTGACCGATTCGTAGTTGGCGACGCGATCGTAATCGGGCTCGTCGCGCAGCATGCGGCGGCGAGTCTCGGCCTGGTTGTAGATCGAGAGGTTGTCGAGGCTGGTGACCAGCATCGCGTTGGCCGGGAAGAACGGCACCATCACCGCCTGCTTGCCGCCGACCTGCTTGGGCAGGGTCAGGATGCGATTGCGCGCCTCCATCTCGGTGGCCTGGTCGCCGGCGGCGTTGATGACGTTGAGGAACTTCTCGTGCACCAGGTCGCGGCCGCAGATGACGACCAGGTCGGTGTCGTCGCGGTGCCACTCGTCCATGAGCTCGATCAGGTCGAAGGCGAGCGCGTCGATGTTGGCGTAATCGGCCTGGGCGGTGACCGCGTTGTCGTCGTCCTCATTGTAGAGGGTGGCGTCGGCGACATAGATCGCCTTGAGGGCGGCGTTGTCGGTGCCGTCGTCCTTGACGGTGAGATCGCCGTCGTCGAGCACGCGCGCCTCGGCGTAGGTGCGGATCTTGTAGAGCCAACCGAGGTTGACGTCCTGGAGCAGCGGGTGCGCCGCCACGTCGGTGGTCGCGGCGACCGAGGTGCCGTTCCAGCCGATCATGATACGGTCGCGGCCCTGCTGCTGGACGATCGTGTCCCGCAGCAGCGTTTCGAATTCCGGACGGTGCGCCCAGGCGTCGAGCTTCGAATAGCGGAAGGCGTAGTCGAAGTTGGTCTGCTCGCAGCGATAGCGCCCGAGGTCCGAGGTGTCGGTGGGATCGCCGGGGTTGCGCTTGGCGCCGCCGCTGGTGTCGGTGCGGCCCGCGATCGGGCGGGTGACGCCGACGCCGACCTTGTCGCCTTCCTGCTGCTGGACGGTGACGAAGTTGACCTTCTGCAGGAACTCGCTCGATTGCTGGATCTTCTCCTCGAGCTTCTGGCCAACCGCCGGATCGACCGAGAAATAGGCCTTGGCATCGTCGGCCGCGATGCCGCTGAGCATCGCGATCTGCGAGACGTAGGCGGCGAAAAGAACTCGGGTGGCGTTGCGCATCGGGGCGGTTTCCTTGGTGTGCGAGCGGGTCGGTGGCGGTTCGGTGGTCGGTGGCGGCGCGGTCAGCAGTCGGTCTTGACGCGTCCGTCGCCGCCGCTGGCGGGCTCGCGCGTGAACTGGCCGGGCTTTTCGGTCGATTCGATCTGGGTCTTGAGCGCGCCGAAATCGGTCTTGAGGCCGGTGACGGTGTCGGTGAACGACTTGGCCATCGCCTCGATGCCCTTGGTCATCGCCTCCATGCCGGACGCGATCGCGGCGAAACGCGGATCATTGTCGTTGGCGGCGTCGGGCTTGGCCTCGGATTCGACTGCGGCGTCATCCTTTTTCGCCGGCGTGAACTGCTTGAAGAAGTCGCGCGCGGCGGCGAACATGCCGGCGGCTTCGGACGATGCCGGGGCGGCCTCGCCCTCAGCCAGATCGAAGCTGGTCTCGAGGCCGAGCGAGAAGACGTTGCCGTCGTTCCTCAGCTTGGGCCCGCACGACATGGCACCCGGATGCTTGACCGCGAAGGTCAGCGCCTCGGTGCCGAGCGACGCCGGCGTGTCGGTGACGGCGAGGCCGACCAGGCCGGCCTTGCCGGTGTTGGCGAAATTGGGAGCTACCTCGATCGAGGTGTAGATCTTCTGCTTGTCGGCGACGAGCTTGACCAAATCGTCGGTGGCTTCGATCTCGGCGTAGAGCGCGGTGCGCTTGACGGTCTTGCCGCCGAGCTCGAGGTCGATCTCCTGCGTTGAGCAGCTGAGCACGTCGCCATAGGCCTTGAACGGCTCGCTGCCCGACAGGCCGACGATGTGCTCCTTGTTGACCCGGGCGCCGTAGGTGGCGCGGTTGTAGGTGGCGGCGATGTCGGTCAGCCAGCTCTTTTCGATCTTGCGGCCGTCGACGGTGTCGCCCTCGACGGCGACGCGGAAGGACTTGGTCTTGGGCATGGCGAGGTCGCGCGCTCCTTGGGTTCCGGGGCGCGACCGGCAACAGGGAACCGGCCGCGCTAGACCGGCAACAGGCCGAGGGCGTGGCATTTTCGCAACGCGGGGCTGTCGTAAGCGCCACACTTAGGACAGCGCGGGCTCCGGCGCCGGGAACCGACGCCGCTAGCGTCGCGCCCGATGCCTGGCGATCGCCACCCCGATCCCGCGGCGCCGATCCACGGCGACCGCTTTCTCGACCCGCGCTGGCTGGCGCGTAGCCTGTATTGGCGCGGTTGGGGGATTACCGAGCTCACCGACGAGCTCAACCGGCTCCACGGCCTCGATCTCAAGCGGGCGACGGTGGCGAGCTGGAAGACGCGCGACGCGTGGGACAAGGCGAGCTGCATCGAGCGGTGCGAAAGCGCGACCGAAGCGCGTTACTGCCAGCTGGTCGCCAAGGAGACCAAGAGCGGCTCGGACTTCAAGGAGATCGACCTGCTCGGCCGCCAGATCGAGCGGATGGCGCGGGTGCGCCGCTATCAGGCGCCGGGCGGGCACGAGGGCGACCTCAACCCCAAGGTGGCGAACCGCAACGCCGGCGAGCGCAAGAAGGCGCGCAAGAACTATCTGACCGAGGAGCAGATCGAGGCGCTCGTCGCGGCGTTCGACGCCGAGATGTTCGCCTATCAGCGCGGCTGGGCCGGCGCGAAGATCGACCTGCTCGCGTCGACCGCGAACGTCACCCGCTTCATCCTCAAGAGCCGCCAGATCGGGGCGACCTTCTATTTCGCCCGCGAGGCGATCGCGCGGCTGCTCGCGACAGGCAACAACCAGATTTTCATCTCGGCGAGCCGCGCCCAGGCCAACGTCTTCCGCCAGTATATCGTCGACTTCGTGTTCAACGTCACCGGCGTGAAGCTGGAGGGCGATCCGATCACGCTCGACCTCGACGGGGTCGAGGGGCCGCAGGGCGAGGCGCCCAAGCTCTATTTCCTCGGCACCAACTATCGAACCGCGCAGAGCTATCACGGCGACGTCTATATCGACGAGTGCTTCTGGATCCACGGTTTCGAGCGGATCGACGAGGTCGCCTCGGCGATGGCGACGCACTCGCGGTATCGGATCACCTATTTCTCGACGCCATCGACGATCGCGCACCAGGCGCACCGGGTGTGGTCGGGCGAGCGGTTCAATGACGGCCGCGACAAGAGCGAGCGCGGAGACTTCAAATACACCGACGAGCAGCTGCGCACCGGCGTGATGGGCGTCGACGGGATCTGGCGCCAGGTGGTGACGCTGATCGACGCCAAGGCGGGCGGGTGCGAGCTGATCGACATCGATCGCCAGCGCCTGCGCTACTCGGTCGACGCTTTCGACAACCTCTACATGTGCAAGTTCGTCGACGACAGCCAGTCGATGTTCCCGTTCGCGCTGATGCGCCGCGCGATGGTCGACAGCTGGGAGGTGTGGTCGAAGGATTTCGATCCCTACACCAGCTGGCGGCCGTTCGGCGACAAGGAGGTGTGGATCGGCTACGATCCGGCCGAGAGCGCCGCCGGCGACGACGCCGCGCTGGTGATCATCGCGCCGCCCGAGGGGCCCAAGGGCAAGTTCCGCGTGCTCGAGAAGCACCGGCTCAAGGGCAAGGACTTCCAGGCGCAGGCCGATTTCATCCTCAAGCAGCTTGAGCGGTACCGCGTCACCTTCATCGGCATCGACAGTACCGGCGTCGGCGCGTCGGTCTATCAACTTGTCGTTGCCAAGTTCCCGACCGCCAAGCGGTTCGATTATTCGGTGCCGCTTAAGAACGCGATGGTGCTCAAGGCCAAGAACGTCTTTACGTCGAACCGGATCGAGTTCGATTCGGGCGCGCTCGACATCGCCAACAGCTTCATGGCGATCCGCGCCGAGCTGACCAAGAGCCAGCGCCAGATCACCTACGTCGCGAGTCGCGCCGGCGACACCGGCCACGCCGATCTCGCCTGGGCGATCATGCACGCCCTCTACAACGAACCCCTAGACCCGATCGGCGCATCGTCGCGCCGATCCAGATTGAGGATCTCCGGCAATGGAACAGACCAGCTCTCCGGTAGCGGCGACGGCGCCCGCGCCAGCCTCGAACGTCGCGCCTGTGACCCTTGGCGCCGCGACGTCGGGCGAGGCCGGCGCGAAGAGCAGCGTCGCCGTCTCGCGCCCGACCATGTTCCGGTTCGGCGACCCGGAGCCGGTACTCGATCGACGCGAGTTCTTCGGGTCGTTCGAGGCGCGCTACAACGGCCGCTGGTACGAGCCGCCGGTGCCACCGGTGCAGCTCGCCCGCACGCGGCACATGTCGCCCTATCACGCCAGCGCGCTCAAATATAAGGTCAACCAGCTCGCACGGCTGTTCATGCCGTCGCGCTGGCTGTCGGCGCGCGAATTCCGCGCCTACGCGCTCAATTTCCTGGCAATGGGCAACTCCGCGCTGCAGCGGCTCGATTCACTGAGCGGTCGGCCGATGACGCTGAAGAACACGCCGAGCGTGTATCTGCGCGTCGGCAAGCCCGACGACACCGGCTTCATCCGTTATTTCTGGGTGCCGGGCTATCGCGACGCGAGCGCCTTTCCGGCGGGGTCGATTTTCCACCTGATCGAGGATGATTTGCTGCAGGAGATCTACGGCGTGCCGGCTTGGCTGTCGGCGCTGCAGTCCGGGCTGCTCGCCGAGGCGGCGACGATCTTCCGCCGTCGCTATTACATCAACGGGAGCCATGCCGGCTACATCCTCTACATCAACGAGGAGAAGTTCGCCGAGGCGGACAGCGACGAGCTCGAGAAGGCGGTGGCGGCATCCAAGGGACCGGGCAACTTCCGCAACGTCTATCTCCACATTCCCGCCGGCAAAAAGGACGGCGTGCAGGTGATCCCGATCGGCGAGACCACCGCCAAGGACGAATTCGCCAACATCAAGGCGGCGACGCGGGACGACGTGCTTGCCGCGCACCGCGTGCCGCCGGTGCTGCTCGGCATCATCCCGCAGAACACCGGCGGGTTGGGCGATCCGGGCAAGGCCGCCGATGCATTCCATTTCGCCGAGATCGAGCCGCTGCAGCAGCAGATGGCCGAGGTAAACGACTGGCTCGGCGTCGAGGCGGTGATGTTCAAACCGTATGAACGCCAGGCGCAGCCGGCGGCGGCGGCGCCGGCCAAGTAATCCGATCACTCCCGGCCGCGCCGGGAGCGGGGGTGCCGCGCGCCAACGCGGCGAACCGACGAGTGGTAGCTCGCCATGACCTGTTTGGCCGATCAGGCCACCCCGCACCCGCGCAACGGGCGGGGTCTATGGACACGAGCATCATGAACAATTCGTCAACCGCGATCGCGCAACCTGTAAACCCTGTCCGCCCTGCAGCCGGCTATATCGGCGGCAAGCGCAACGTGGCGGGCCGGATCGTCTCGATCATCGATCGGATCGATCACCATTCCTATGCCGAGCCGTTCGTCGGCATGGGCGGGATTTTCCTGCGCCGGCGCCGACAGCCGGCGGCTGAGTTCATCAACGATATCTCGGGCGACGTGGTGACGTTTTTTCGGGTGTTGCAGCGGCTCTATCCTTATTTCATCGACATGCTGCGCTTTCGCGTGGCGAGCCGGGCCGAATTCGAGCGGCTGAAAGCGACACCGCCCGAGACGCTGCTCGATCTCGAGCGGGCGGCTCGGTTCCTCTATCTGCAGCGGCTGGCGTTCGGCGGGAAGGTCGAGGGGCGCAATTTCGGCGTCGATCGGCGCCAAGGCGCGCGGTTCAACGTCACCAAGCTCGAGCCGATGCTCGCCGACATCCACGAGCGGCTCGCGCCGGTGGTTATCGAGCAGCTGCCCTATGCCGACTTTCTTCGACGGTACGACCAGGTCGACACGCTGTTCTATCTCGATCCGCCCTATTGGGGGTGCGAGACCGATTATGGGCAGGACGTCTTTTGCCGCGCCGACTTCGAAGCAATGGCGGTCCAGCTGGGAGGCATCCGCGGTCGGTTTCTGCTGTCGATCAACGATGCGCCTGGTGTCCGCGAGTGCTTCGCCGCGTTCGAGCAGCGCGAAATGGCGACGACCTACACGATCTCGACGGCCTTGGCGGGCGCCAAGCGCGTCGGTGAGCTGCTGATCAGCAACTTCGCGATCGACTAGATTTCCGATTTGACGCCGGCGTCCTGGTGGCGCCGGCGCCAAGCATCGCGGACCTTGTGGTCAAACTCAACCGTCTCCGGGGCGCCGACGCTGCGCGCGATGCCGCGCCACGCCGATCGCAATGCGGTGGCCCGGCAATAACGCGATTGATCGGCACGCCACCCCGGCTCGTCGGCGCGGCGGCATTCCCGCCAGAAGCTATCGAACAACCAGCGCTCTCCGTTGCCGGCGGCGTAGAGGAAGGCAAGCAGGAGCCGGACTTCGAATCCCGCTTCGATCGGCCGCGTGCCAGCCCGGTCGGCGACTTCGTCCAACGCCACGAGCGCCATGAACACCAGCCTGTCGCGACTCATCCGCATGCAGCAGACTTGGAACAGAACACGAACGATCACGCAAGAGGGGGCGTACCCACTTCGACCCGGCGCGGCGCGCTTGCCCCCGCGCCTCGCCTGCCCGCCTTTCGGATCGATTTTGATGCACTTGGTTGATGCGCGCCGCGGCGGCCTGGGCGGCGGGACGCGGCCGCTCACGCATCATTTGCGGCACCTGGCGCAAGCAGTGCCGAAAATGCGATTTGATGCGCATGGGAGGCCACAGCGGCGCGGACGGCGCGGCACGGTCCTTGCTCTTCCCCCCTCGATAGCCCGGGGCGGCGCAAGCCGCCGCGCTCGACAGCCGGGGCTTGGCTGTCGATTGGATTGGGTCGCTCGGTTTCCGGTGGGGGGAATATCAAATCGGCGCACGCCGAAGGCGTTCCTTATTCCTTTTATCGTGCAGGGTGGGATCTGTGACCGCTTGGCGGACTTGCACTCGACAAGCCGGAGAGCAGGTCGCCCAGGACGGCGCGGAGCCCCGCATTTTCGACGCCGGCGACGAGCTGCTCGGGGGTGAAGCCTGTGGCTTTCGTGTCTCGTTCGCGCCGCGCGGCGGCGTCACGCATTGCCTCGGTGGGTCGCCCGAGCATTCGTCGCACGAGCTCGGCGGCCTTCGCGGGGATCGTGAAGAAGAAGGCGTTCGAAATCTGCTCGACATACTGATCAGGGCGATCGGGGTCGTCGACCACCTGGGTGCGCCGGTACCAGTCGAGGAAGCCGAATTCACGCAGCCGGGCAATCGCCTCCCCGATCGCGCTGCGCGAGCGCTTCAATTGATCGGCCAACCAGGCATAGGTCGGATCGAGCCGGCCGTTCTTTCGGCCGCGTAGCCGCAACAGCAGGCGATAGACGTCGATCGCGATATGCCCAAGCTTGCCGTTGCGCTTGCCCGGCTCTTTGGTCGTCCGTTCGAAATGCTCGATCGCGCGCATCCGCGCGTTATTCTCGGAGCGGGAGAAGGTGTTGCATTCCTTCCAGCGCGCGAGCTCACGCTCGCCGGCGTGGCGGCTGTTGCGCCGAACGGGCTGGAAGGTCCGCTTGGCTTTCGGCCAACGGCCGGTCGCGGCCTGGTGCAGGGTGACGACGGTCACTGCCCTGCCCTCCCCGCATTTGATTCTGACGCGGTCCCGCGACCAGCGCTTCCAGCGGCTGCAAATCCTTGCAGATCATGTCCGCCCACTCGCACGCGAGCTCGCGCCGTCGCGGCATGTAGGCAGCCCGGTTGTACGCCGCCTCGACGCCTTCCGGCTGGTGCGCAAGCATGAGGTCGATGATCGCCCGATCGCCAACGCGGTTCTCGACCGCCGCGAGCTCGTTCATGACCGTCGAAAAAGTCGAGCGCCAGCCGTGTGGGACGTGCAGCCCGGAGAAACCCGCCTCGCGATATAGCTTGCTGATCGTACTGTCGCTCAGCGGCCGGCGGGCATGGCGCACACTCGGGAAGAGCAGAGGTCCGCCGCGCGTCAGCGCCATCGCCTTCTGGACGATCGCCACAGATTGGGGCGCCAGGGGAACGATAAATTCGAACGCTTCGTCCTGCTTGCGCTCCAGGACCAGCTTCATCTTGGAGGCTGGGATGCGCCATAGCGGGCGTTCGGTGTCCAACCCCTCGAATTCTTGCGGCGCTGCGAGCCGCAGAACACCCGAGCGCACCGCCGTCAGGGCGAGCAGACGCGAGGCCAACTTCGTCAGCGGATGCGCCGGCTGGCCCTCGACCGCCGCGAGCAGCGCGCGAGCGGCGGCCGCTGTCCTCACGGCGGGAAACTTGGCCTTCGGTACCGAGCGCAGCGCCTTGCCCGCGATCGCTGCTGGGTCGGCCGAGGCGATGCCGCTCGAGATCGCCCAAATGAAGACCGCGGATATTCTCTGGCGCACGCGATGCGCCGTCTCGATCGCGCCGCGCTGTTCGATCGGCCGCAACACGCTCAACACAAGAGGCGTCGTGATTTGATCGAGCGGCAAGTGGCCGAGCGTCGGATAGACATCCTGATCCAAGCTTCGCTTGACGATCGCGGCGTAGCGCTGCGACCACGTCGGCTCTTCGCCGGCATACCACTCGCCCGCTGTCGATTTGAACGTCGCCCCGGCGAGTGCCGTTTGCGCCGCCGCACGTTGCTGTTTCTCGATCGCCGGGTCGCGCCCTTGCCGGCGCAGGCGCTCGGCATCCTCGCGCATCTCGCGTGCATCGATCAGCGACACATCCGGATAGGGTCCGAAGACGAGCCGCTTCTCCCTGCCCGCCAGCCGGTATTTCCATCGCCAGGATTTGTATCCCGTTGGTGTGACGTAGAGATACAGTCCGCGAGAATCGGCGAGCTTGTATGGCTTCGCTGCGGGCTTCGCCTTGCGGCACGCCACGTCCGTCAGCATCCGGTGCCCCCACTTCACCGAAGCGGTGCCCCAAAAGTGCCCCCGATTCGATCGCCCTTGATCGGAAATGGATGGGACAACATGGGACAAAGAACAACCCCAAACCCGCTGGGTTTCGGGGTGTTATGTGACTGAGTGGGACAAAATGCGCTTCGGCGGTGGTGGACAGGGCTGGATTCGAACCAGCGTACGCTCACGCGGGCAGATTTACAGTCTGCTGCCTTTAACCACTCGGCCACCTGTCCATTAGCAGGCCCGCCGAAGCGAGGGCGTGCCATTG